GGGGATCTCCTATTTAGCTTTCGCTAATTTCGGAGACAACGGATTCCCACCGTTGCCAGTCAAGCCCATGGTCAGGATGACCAAGGGGGTGACAAGGGCGTGCGTCCCAACAGGACGTCGACCTTCGCTTCGTTCTATATCTTTGGACATCCACCCGGATACCCATCGACATAGAATACACCGAACGCTGCAAGAAGCTCAACATTAATCCATCTGGATTAAAGATTCTTCTTTTAGCACGCCGCGGAACGACAACTTCGTTTTCGGTTACCCGAATCAGAGGAGGTACTACTTCATACGACAGGTATTTATACCCTTGTATGTGAGGATCCCTCTTAAGATACTTCTTAACAGAAGCAAACGGTAGCTGGATTCCCGAATCGCTGTTGGCCCAACATGGCACCGGAAGAAACTTTACTGAATTGTAAAGGGTTCGCAGTGTCTTTGAAAGGCCGATACCGGTTTTTGTCGAAAACCGGGCTAGTTGGTTAAACGCAGCATAGCGTGATCCTGGTGTACTCAATTTCTTGATATACACACCACGGATATCTGACCCCATGAAGAAGTCAGAACCGCAGGACTCACGAAACGGACCTTTGACAAAGGTCTTGTCGTCGTTAACAGAGAAACCAAGGAGTTTCAAGAGGGAGATGACATCACCAGTGATTTCACTGGGACATATAATGTCATCACCATTGACACCCCAAAGTTCATCTGACATGTTACCTTTTACGGGTATTCCCCGAAAACGCAAGCATGCGACAACCGCGCAGGCAAAAACCATGGTTTGCAATGGGAAGGTATAACCGTTACCCATTGTAGAGATCATGTGCAATTGCTCTACGCCTCGTCCTTTAATATCTACCGAAGCGCAACGATACTTCATCAACTCCCGAAAAAAATCAGGAGGCAAAGAATATCGAAGCATCTCAATAGAAATTGAGTCCGAAGCCGAAGACATGTCTATAGTAGACAGGCCATCGGTTATCGAACCAAGACGAGCAAGATTTCTGTTCTTAAATTGCTGACTAGCCAGGGAGATGCCAAATCTCTCGGATAGTCTGCTCTCTAAGTAATCTGCGATACCGAGCTGAAAAAATGTATTCAGTGTTGGTTCAGTACAGATACAACGAGAAATCTTATCGTTTTTCGGTACGAAACTTAAACGACTGCTTGGACGTACAGAGGACTCATCATAGTGTGATAAGCGGTTGACTTCCGCTGTCTCCCACAATGGGAATCTTTTTATGTACTGTCTGTACCATACGTACAACGAGACGTCACTACAGCTTAATGGAGAGGCGAATAACTTTGTATAAAAGTCGCCACCTCTAGCTAAGATGTTAGCACCCGGTCCGATCCTACCTCTCTCGAGGAGAGCGAACGGATGATCCCATAAAGCATAACCATCTCTAAACCAAAATTCATAAATGGCGCGTTTATATTCGCCAAGTATGATATCAGTTTTCAGATCTATGCGATCTGGTAGCCGCCACTCCTTACATGCAGCATTGCAAGCAAGGAATTTAACAAGAGCAGCATCATCCGCGTTCTTGGTTTGCGCGACCTCAAGTTTTTTGAGGAAGCTAGCCAATAAGCTAGAAGCAGCAGCTTCTTGAAGGCTCATACCGGGCCAGAGGGGACCATACTTCGAGGCATCAGCCACGAATTCTGGACCAAACTGGTCGGAGATGTCGTCTGTCAAGCACTTGAAAAGGACTTCAGGCGTGAGGGCCATAAAGGTCTCCCAAGAAAGACAATTACAACTGTTTTACTTTACCGACTCCACCTGTATAGGCGGAAGCGTTGGAATAAAACTTCGAACCCCTTCCAGAATCTGGTGAAAGACCAGGAAGGAAGCGGAGGCAGAGGCTAAGATTATACTAATCTTAGCCACCAAGGAAGCCTTACGGCGACCTTCCGGAGGCTTACTCAAAGCACTCCGGTGACCAAGGTATCACCCAAGTCGGCGCTCTCCTCAGAGAGGAGACCAACGAGGAATGATACGAGGCCACGGACCTCTGCGGGGTTGTAAGAGTCCATACCAGCAGGGACATCGATCGTTAACCGAACGATGGCCGTCACTGGTACGCCAGCAGCAGCTAAACCACCCTTTCGGATGATTAGCTTATACTGGTTATTTGGGATCGCTCCCCTGAGCCCAGACACGGGGTTCGCGGCCGGAAGCTGCTTTGGAGCAGCAGGCTTGTAGAACGTTGCCGTAAAGGGCGAGGAGAGCGAGTTTGCAGTAACACCAGCCTGTGTTCCGCCAAGGGCGGTAACAGTCTTTTGTTTTGCATTGACCACAGGCGGTACGTCATCGACCAACGTGTAAGTTGGGTCGGTGAATCCCGTCTGAGCCCCACCGGTAGTAGAACTATCGGGTGACCAAGTCATAGGAAACTCCTTACGAAAGTAAGAGAAAAGTACTATGTGAAACTAAAGTGTTAAAGAAACGACAACATCACTTTAGAGAATTGACGACATGTCGATGAGTAATAGCCAAAGCAGTTATGTTAAGCCACTTTTTAGAGGAAAGGCCAGGTATCTTAAACTCCAGTTTTGGAGCGAGGGACCCCGCATACTTTTCTCGGGTTTTACTCACTGTTTCATAGCCGCCGGTGCTTCCAGGCGAAAAGCTCACACCCGTATAATAAACAGCAGGAGGACCAGGTCCGAACCCGTCAAGCGTGTAGGTAATGTCTTGATAAGAATCAACGACGCGACCATACGTTTGCTTTTCGAGCCATAACGTGTCCGCTGCATCATAAGAACGGGCTTGAATTATATTACCAATGTTGGTAAAATAGTCAACTAGGAACGAGTATGGGATTAACTCCCATAGGGCAGGTACAAAGTCGCGTAGGGTTAAACCTAGGCTGGTTGAGATGCCGATATTACCAAACGAAGTAATACCCCGGTTATCACCGGAAGTACCGACTTCGCCAACGTAACGTACGTTCATTTCTTCCACTTTGATATGCTTCCTTCGTATGAAATGAACAGTACCAACTGTATCTTCGATTTGTCCGTCAATGTGGATAATCTTCTGAGCACGACCCGAACCGGAGATCCTTTTAACAGGAGCCCGGTAAGAGTTGCGCTCAGCGACATCCTTCATTAGACCGTCCAAATCGTTGGCAGTTGGAATCATTCCATATTGGAACTCGAGCCAGGTGTTAGCCACAATATCACGTTTCTGTCGTACGGTTATTACCCGCTTTGACGCGCGTTTCTTTACGCGCGCCAAGTAGGCGTATATACCATCGTGCAGGGCAGTGAGAGGGTGTCTAATACTGCGAAGCGTCTTAGACAATTCGCCAAGTACAACTAACCCTTGTAGGTTTTGTTGTGCCTTGACTAACTGTTTTATCAACGCCTCTAAGGCCTGATTATTTGCAGAAGTCATAAGGGCCGCGTCTGAAGGGGCTCCAGGGGCAGAATTAACGCCTCCAAAGTTACCTCTCAGTTCGTGGGACCATGTTCCACCCGGCGTAGAGAAATACTTGTCCTGCTTGACATTTACGACAAGCACTCCATCATTTCTCGATAGCCTACGAGATTGCTGAGCCACCATACCGGACGTAGCAGACTGATGCGTCGCTATAAGCTCCCTCCAGCCTTGAACTTCATAAGGTGAGTACTGAACGAAGCCGCCTAAGGCGCCAACGTTCCTGTACAAATCTTCGAACTGTCCAGGCGGGTCGGGAGAATATGTCGTACGCTTCTGTAGATACGTCAGGTCGGTGTCAAGAGTATATCTCGGGTTGGGCTTCACTTGATGACTCCTGGCCTATAAAGGCGAAAGAGGGTTCATGTCATAGAACCGCAGAGAGGGTTATTACTAACCCAAACAAACCTAAAAATTGCAGTCAAATCAATCTCGAGAGGAGTTCGATGCAGCGACTTGCGTCGTCGGCAACGCCCTTATCTTTCGAAAGAAGCGACAGTAGTTCAAGGTTCCTGATGGTTTCCAAGGATAAAGCCTTGTAAGCTTCATCCCGATCTTCATCTCCCGAGCATGTCCAAACAAGACCGAAGTCTTGAATGGCGTGCGCACGAAAAATCTTACGAGCTTTCGTTCGTGAAATGACGGTCTTCGAGTTTTTCAGCTTCATGGAATGGATCTCCAGCAAAGTTGAAGGCGCCGAATGGCAACCTCCAGAGCGGGCCCGAAAGGGCC